GAGGCCTCGGCGCGCAAGGTCGACCTCGACGCGGACCTGAAAGCGCTCCAGCTCCAGCGCGAGCGCGGCGAGCTTATCGACGTGGCGGTCGTCCGCTCCGAGGCGTTCCGCGGCGCGCGCGTCGTCCGCGATTCAATTATGGCGATCCCCGACAGAATCTCCGCCGAGCTCGCGGCCGAGACTGCGCCCCAAAAGGTCCACGGGCGCCTCGTCGAGGAGCTCGCGGCGGCCTGTGAAACCCTTTCCGACGACTTCGCCGAGAGGGTTTCGGGTGGAGCTTCCTAGCGAAATCGTTGCCCGGGGCGTTTTCTCCGCCGCCTTCGGCGCCGGACTCAAGCCTGATCCGCGGATAACCGTCTCGGAGTGGGCCGACGCGAACCGCCGCCTGACGACCCGCTCGAGCGCCGAGCCGGGGCCCTGGAGAACGTCGCGGACGCCATACCTCCGCGAGATAATGGACGCCCTCTCGAGCTCCTCCTCGGTTCAGCGCGTCGTTTTTATGAAGGGCTCCCAAGTCGGCGGGACCGAGGTCGGAAATAATTGGCTGGGATACGCGATCGATCACGCGCCCGCCCCGATCATGCTCGTAATGCCGACAGGCGAGACCGGCGTCCGGAAAACCCATCAAACGATCGACCCTCTTCTCGAGGACACCCCCTCGCTCAAGGCCAAGGTCGCCGCCAAAAAGTCCCGCGACGCGGGCAACACTACGCGCATGAAGCTCTTTCCGGGGGGGATGCTCGTCCTCGCCGCCGCAGGCTCTCCTGCCGACCTGCGCGCGATGCCCGTCCGGTTCCTGTTCTGCGACGAGGTCGACGCCTGGGAGGAGGTCGGAGACGAGGGAGACCCCCTCGAGCTCGCGCGTCGGGGCACCCGGACATTCGCGAACCGAAAGGAGCTCGACGTCTCGACCCCCACGGTTGAGGGCCGCTCAAGAATCGAGCAGGAGTTCCGGTTGACCGACCGCCGGTATTATTTCGTCCCCTGCCCGTTCTGCGCCACGATGCAAAAGATCGAATGGGACCGCCTCCATTGGGAGCAGGGCGACGACGAGGAGCGCCTCGACGTCGCCAACGAGCTACTCGAGGACCGCCGCGCCGTCTTCCTCGAATGCATCGAATGTCGGAAGATGATCCCCGAATACAAAAAAACGGAGATGCTCGCCGCAGGCGTTTGGGTTCCTGAGGACCCTGCCCGGGGGGGAGCGGTCATTCGCGGATACCACCTTTCCGCCCTCTATTCGCCGTTCGGAATGTACTCCTGGCGCCAGTCGGCCGCGCGCTTTCTCTCGGCCCTCGTCCGTGGCGATTCGGCCCTCCGGGTTTGGGTCAATCAAGACCTCGGCCAAACCTGGAAGGAGCGCGGCTCCGCGCCTCCGTGGCGCAAGCTCTACGACCGCCGAGAGCCCTACCCAATCGGCTCCGTCCCCGATGGGGGGATCCTGCTAACCGCCGGCGTCGACGTGCAGAAAGACCGCCTCGAGGCCGAGGTCGTCGCATGGGGTGTAGGGAAGGAATCTTGGTCCGTCGCCTACGAGGTGATCGTGGGAGACCCCGGCCAAAGCGAGGTTTGGGCCGAGCTCGACGCCTTCCTCGACCGCAAGTTCGAGCACGAGAGCGGGGCAATGCTCCCGATCTCAATCCTCGCGATCGATTCCGGATATGCCACGCAAACCGTATACGGGTGGGTCCGGCGCTATGCCCCGTCGCCCCGCGTGATGGCCATAAAGGGCCGCGACAACACGCGCATTCTTCTCGGAACCCCGACGCTCGTCGACGTGCGCCTGGGCGACGGGCGCAAGCTATCGCGCGGCGTCCGCCTTTGGCCGGTCGACTCCGGAGTGGGCAAGGAGGAGCTCTATGCGTGGCTAGGCCTCGAGGCTCCGATCGAGGAGCGGGACGCATTCCCGCCCGGGTTCTGCCATTTCCCCGAGTACGGCCCGGAGTTTTTCAAGCAGCTAACGGCCGAGGTTTTAGTCGGCCGGGATGTCCGCCGTACGGGCCGCAAAAAGTTCGAATGGGAGAAAACGCGGGAGCGCAACGAGGCGCTCGATTGCAGGGTCTACGCCCGCGCCGCCGCTTCGGCGCTTGGAATTGACCGCTTCGGGCCGCAAGATTGGGAGAAGATCAAAGCGAGCCTTGGGTCGGCGCTGACCAGGCCTCGCAAGAAAAAGCGGCGCCGAGATGGGGAATCGAGATGGCATGGACGCAGGCAGACCTAGATAAGCTCGAGGCGCGACTGCGCTCGGGCGCCCTGAAAACGCAGTACGAGGACCGGCGCGTGACCTACCGCAACCTCGACGAGATGTTTACCCTCCGGCACGTCCTCGAGCGCAACCTCGACACGGCCAAGCAACGCCCCCGCCGGACGGTCGCGGCCCATTCAAAGGGGATCCAGGCCGGCGGGTTCTCCGCCGCAAACTTTTCCACGAGCTAATCCAATGGGACTCGAGAGCACGATTGCGGCAATTTCTCCGGGTTGGGCTCTCAAGCGTGCCCAGGCGCGAGCGGCTCTCCGGCGCTCGCATTCGTCGTCGCGTCGCTTCGAGGGCGCCGACCGCGGCCGACGGACAAAGGGTTGGATTACCGTCGGCGGCTCCCCGAACGCCGAGGCGCGCACCGCGCTCCACGTCCTTCGGGACCGTTGCCGGGACCTCAAGAGAAACAACCCCTGGGGCACGTCGGCCGTCCGGATCCTCGTCTCGAACATCGTAGGGACGGGAATCACGCCGCGATTTGTCGGGACGAGCGCCTCCCAAGAGTCCGCCGCCGCCGACCTCTGGCGCGAATGGTCCAGGGATCCGGCGCAGATCGACGCCGACGGCCGATGCGATTTCGCAGGCCTGCAAACCGCGGCGGTCGAGGAGATGGTCGAGGCCGGCGAGGGCCTTATGCGCCGGCGCCGCCGCCGGGCGAGCGCCGAGCGGGCCGTCCCCCTCCAAATCCAGCTCCTCGAGCCCGACCATATCGACACGGCCCGAGACGGCGAGGTCGACAACAAAACAGGCCGCCGCACGGTCCTCGGCGTGACGTTCAGCGGGACGTCGGAGCGGCTCGGGTATTGGCTTTTCCCGGAGCACCCCGGTTCGATCGGGTTCATCCGCCGCGTCGTTTCGGAGGAGGTAGCCGCTTCGGAGATCCGACACCTTTACCGCCTCGACCGCGTCGGGCAGGTCCGCGGGATCCCCTGGGGCGCCCCGGCGGTTATCCGAATCCACGGCCTCGACAATTACGAGGACAGCGAGGCGATGCGGAACGTCGTCGCGACGTCCTATGCCGGGTTCGTCCGCGACATCGACGGCGGCGCGGCCCTCGGCGCTCTCGGCCCCGGCGGCGCCCTTCCGGACGTGAACGCGCTCGAGCAGGAGATCGACGAAATCGAGTCGGGGACGATCCAATACCTCGACCCGGGCAAGGATATAACGTTCACGACCCCGCCGCAGAACGAGACTTTCCCGGAGTACGTCCGCGTTCAGCTCCGCTCGATCGCGAAAGCCTATGGCGTGACGTATGAGCAACTCGCCGGCGACCTCTCAAACGTCAATTTCAGCTCCGCCCGAATGGGTTGGATCGACTTCCAGGCGGACGTCGAACGTTGGCGCAGGAATATCGTAATCCCGCACTTTTGCGAGCCGACGCTCCGATGGTTCATCCAGACCGCCTCGGCGGCCGGGCTCTTGGCGCCCGAGGGGCTCCGCTGGGAATGGACTCCGCCCAAGCGCACCATGGTCGACCCCCGCACCGACGTAAACATGGAAATCGCAATGGTTCGCGCAGGAATGAAATCGCTCTCGGCGGCGGTGGGATCGATGGGATTCGACCTGCGCCAGGTTCTCGAGGAGCTCGCAAAGGATCTCGAGCTCGCGAAAAGCCTCGGCCTTGTCCTGCAAACCGACGGCTCGATGACCCAAGGCAACGGCCAGGACAACGTAAACAAGAACGGCGGCGGCGGCTCGCGCGACCTCGTCGACATGGTTGCGGGCCGCCTGGAAAAAGAGCTAGGAAACCCCAGCGCCAACGGCACGATATCTCTCCAGTGAAGCTCCGAAGCAACATCAAGGACGCCCGACGCCCGAACGAGGTCGGCCGCGAGGGAACGGTCCCGCGGCTCGCAATGCGCGCGGAGTTCCAGCCCGCGACCTTCGACGAGGACGAGCGCTCCGTCGAGGTAATCTTTACGGCAGGCGCGACCGTCCGCCGCTTCGGATTCTTCGGCGAGGACTTCTTCGGCGAATTCGACGAATCGCTGGATTTCGCACCCGGCGCGCACCGCGACGAGCGGCTCCTCTCGAACCGCGTCGCCGTGCTCGACGCCCACCGCCGGGGCAGCATCTCCGACCAGCTCGGAGTCCTTGTCGACGCCCGCCTCGATCCGGTAACGCGGACGGGTGTCGGCACGATCCGCTTTTCCAAGCGAGAAGAGATCGACGGCCTTGTCGCGGATGTCCGCGCCGGCATCGTCTCGAACGTCTCGATTGGATTCCAAGTCCACCAATTTCGCGACATTACCGAGCCTGGCGACGACGTCCGGCATTTCCTCGCGATCGATTGGGAAATTCACGAGGTCTCTTTTGTCCCCGTTGGCGCCGACGGCGCCGCCCACATCCGCACCGAAACCGAGCTCGCAACCCGCGAGGACCCGAAAAACGTCTGTATCCTCTGGACGGAGGCCGTAAATATGGAACCCGACGAAACAATCGAAGGCACACCGGCACAACGCAGCGCCGCCCCGGCTCCGGCCACGCCGGAACCCGCAAGCCCGCCCGCTCCTGCGCCGACTCCCGACCCCGCCTTGCGGGCGCCAACCCCTGACATCGACGCAATCCGCGCCGAAGGCCGTGCCGAAGAGCGCGCACGCCTCGCCGGCATCGGCGACGCGGCCCGCAACCTCGGCCTCGAGCCTTCGGACGTGTTTGTCGACGGCCTCGTCCGCAACGGAACGGCGCTCGACTCCGCTCGCGCGGCCCTGATCGAGCACGTTGGACACCGCGACGAAAGCCGCGCCATCAACTCGACGGCAAGCTTCCAGGTCGGCGACAGCGACCGCGACAAGCAAACCCGCTCGATCACGGACGCGATGCACTTCCGGATGGCGCCCGACCGCGAACACAAACGCGACAACCTCCAGGGAAACGAGTACGTCCACATGACGCTCCTCGAGATCGGGCGCTCGGTTCTCACGGCGCACGGTATCGATACGCGCGGCCTCTCGAAGTCCGAGCTCGCGGGCGCCATCCTGAGTTCCCGCTCGATGAGCGTTTCGGGCGGTCTGATGACACGCTCGGCCTCTCACTCGACAGACGACTTTCCGAGCATCCTCGCGAACCTGATGAACAAGGAGCTTCGGGCATCCTACGAGGAGACCCCCGATACTTGGTCGCAATGGGTCCGCCGCGGGACGCTCTCCGACTTCAAGCCCGGCCAGCGTCCGGCGCTCGGCGCTTCGCCCGCTCTCCTCGAGAAGCTCGAGGGCGCGGAATACAAATGGGGGACTGCCGGCGAGGAGAACGAGCCGATTCAGTTGGTCGAGTATGGCCGCGTGATTTCGATGTCTCGCCAAATGCTTATCAACGACGACCTCGACGCGTTCTCGCGCTTCCCCGGAGCCTTCGGGTCTCGAGCTCGCGACCTCCTCTCGGACCTGATTTACGCCGTCCTGACCGATAACGGGGTCATGGCGGACGCTAACGCGCTATTCAGCGCGGCGCACAACAACACGTCGACCGGCGTGCTCGCGGTCGCCGGCTTGAGCGCGCTCCGCCTCACGATGAGGACCCAAACAGGGATCGCCCCTGGCGACGGCGAAGCCGCCCAGGCGATCAACGTCCCGTTGAAGCATCTCCGCGTCCCCGCCGCCCTCGAGACGACCGCCGAGCAGCTAACGGCGGGCCTGACCCCGAACACCCCGGGCGACGTAAACCCCTTTATTGGGTCTTTCGAGACCGTCGCGGCCGAGCCGCGCCTGGACCCGACCTCCGCGGTTCAATACTACGGAATGGGACCGAAGAGCCTCGCCGGCGTCGAGCTCGCGTTCCTGCAAGGCGAGGACGGCCCCGTCACGGAAACTCGGACCTCGTTCTCCACGGACTCGATGGACCTCAAGGTGCGCCAGACTGCCGGCGTTTCCGCGATCGAATTCCGCGGCATCTCTCGAAGCTCTGGCGCGTAGCCCCAACCCACCCTCTAGCAACCCTCGCTCCCGCTAGGGGGGAGGCCGGCGTTATGGTCTTTCGCAGGTCTCCCCCCGCCCTACTCTCCCGAAGGAGAACCCCATGACAAAATTTTTCAGGAATCCGGGCGACACGGTGACGCTTGTCGCTCCCGCCGGCGGGGTCGTTGCCGGACAGGGCTACGTTGTTGGCGCGATCTTCGTCGTTGCTATCGACACGGCCGCCGCCGGAGCGAATTTCGCCGGCTACCGGGTCGGAGTTCACAACCTGACGCGAAACGCCGCCGACGTCTTCACCCAAGGGCAGCGCGTATGGTGGAACGACACAACCAAGGAGTTTATCAACGTGACGGCCATCGGCGCGTTTAGCGTCGGCGCTGCGATCGAGGCCCAATCCGCCGGCGCCGGACGTATCCAGGTCGTCCTCGACGGGACGTTCGTCCTCGCTTCCTAGGCGCTTCCGATGTCCTGGCGCGACCTCGCCAACGACCTCCAGGACCTACTCCTCGACGAGTATTCCGAAACGGACTCCGCCGGAGATCCCCTTGTCGTCTCATTCGAGCCGGCGGACGGGTCTCCGGCGACTTTGATTCGGGGGGTCTTCCGCGACGCCCACACGGAGATCGAGGTTGGCCACGAGGTCGCGATCTCGGCCATCGCCCCGCGCCTGGGCGTTATGATCTCCGACCTTCCGTATTTCCCGCCGCTCGAGGGCGACCGAGTGTTCGTTGCGCGGCTCAACCTCCGCTGGCGCATCGTTGACCATCAACCCGACGGAGAGGGGCTCGCGCTATTCGAGCTCGTCCTGGCCAAGCAATGACGCTCGAGCGAATCGAAATCCGCCGCTGGGCCCGCGACCTCTTGTTGGGCAACACTGACGCCGGCGACAACGTCAAGATTTCCCGGAGCGTCCCCAATATCGGCTCCCGAGCGGCAGGCCTGGCGATCTACACGTCGGACGAGAATATCGACATTTCCGGAGACACCCCCCGGGTTTACGCTCGAGTGCTCGAGCTCCACGTCGAGGGGTTTGTCCGGGAGGATCCCGAGCTCGCCGCGGACGCCGAGGCCCAGGATCTCGTCGACCGGCTTATGGAGCAGGTCGAATGTTGCATCCTGCCCGCCTTCAACCCCGCAGGCCTTGGGAGCGTCAAGGTCCGCGGCCGGACCCTGAACGACGACCCGGGGTGGGACCCGAGCAAATCCGGGCTCGTCGGATTCGATAGCGATTTCGACGACGCCGCCGAGCAGATTTACGGAGCGGGGCGCCTGCGATTCGAGATCCACTATGCAACGATGCCCGACGAATCCGAGCTCGCGCACGTCACCCGAGGGGACCGCGTCGGCATCGATTACGACATTCACGCCGACGCAGGTCCCGAGGCAAAGGATCTACTGGAGATCGACCATGCGGCGAGCTAGAGTTTTCCCACGATGAAGGTCTACCCGAAAGAGGGGCTTCGAGTCGCGTTCGAGCTCCGCCCGAAACACTACATCCCGCCCGAGGGCGCCGAGGTCCCCGAGCGTCCGTACTACCTCCGCCGTCTCCGCGACGGCGATATCGTCCTCGGAGTCGAGGCCGCCGGCGCTCCGATGACCGACGACCCTCCCGCTCCTGACCCCGCCCCGACCAAGCCTCGCCGCCGCTCCCGCCCAACCGCGGAGGAATAGCCCATGCCGCCCGTTAGCTTTATCGACGTCCCCGCTTCGACGAATGTCCCGTTTACGTTCGTCGAGATCGACCCGACGCAGGCGCAACAAGGGCCCTCTATCCAGCCCTATGCGATGCTCGTCGTCGGCCAACGCCTCGCCGCCGGAAACTCCGCCGAGAACGTGTTGCAACTTGCGACGTCCGCCGACGAGGTCGGCGAGCTTCATGGGTTCGGCTCGATCATTCACGGGATGGCCCAGCGCGCGTTCCAGGCCAACCGCTTTACGCCGACGTGGTTCATCGGTATCGACGACGCGGCCGGCACGGCCGGAACGCAAACGATCACGATCGTAGGGACGGCAACCGCCGCCGGAACGATAAACGTCTACATCGCGAACCGACGCGTTCAGGTCGCCGTCGCGAGCGCCGACACCGCAACCGTGATCGCCGCCGCCATCGTCTCGGCAATTGCCGCAAGCTCGTTCGCTTCTGAAATACCCATGACCGCCGGTTCCGTGTTGGGCGTCGTCACACTGACGGCGCGCAACCTAGGGACGCAGGGCAACCTGATCGACGTTCGCCTGAACGTGAACCAAGGCGAGACGCTCCCCGCCGGCGTGACCTCGGCCGCGATCGCCGCCGGCGTCACGGGCGCCACAGACCCGACGCTGACCGCCGCCATTACGGCGATGGGCGACAAGCAATTCCACACGATCGCCGTCGGCCTGAACGACACGGGCGCGAGCTCGACGTTCTCGACGATGGGCGCCGAGCTCCTCGACCGCTTCGGGTCCGTGCGCCAGCTCGACGGCCAGGCTTTCTATTGCCGCGAGGACACCGTCGGGAACCTGACGACCCTCGGCGGAACCGTCAACGACCACACACAAAGTATTTTCGCGTGGAACCTGGCGCTTTCTCCCCCTTGGGAGGTCGCCGCCGCCGCCGCCGCGGTCGTTGCCCGCTTTGGGATGGACGACCCCGCGCGCCCATTCCAGACCCTCGAGCTTCCGGGCATCGGCGGCCCCGTCCTAGCGGACCAATTCACGCTCGGCGAGCGCGACATCCTCCTCGGCAACGGACTCGCCTCGCTCAAGGTGGACGACTTCGGCGTCGTCCGGATCGAGCGCGCGGTGACGACATTCCAGACCAACTCGGCCGGAGCCTCCTCGACCGCGTTCCGCGACGTGAATACAAAGCTCACGCTTTCATTCCTGCGCTACGACTTCCGGACTCAATTCGCGACGCGCTTCGGGCGCTTCAAGCTCGCGAACGACGGGACCCGCTTCGGCGCCGGGCAGGCAATCGTTACGCCCAAGATCGCAACCGCGTTCGCGGTCAACATCTTTCGCCAATGGGAAGACCGCGGCCTCGTGGAAGGCTTCAAGCAATTTACGCGCGACCTCGTGATCGAGCGCGACGCGGCCGACCCGAACCGCCTGAACATTCTTCTCCCGACTGATCTCGTAAACCAGCTCCGCGTCGGCGGGGTCTCCTTCAAGTTCCTCCTCTAGGGAGCTCGCGCAATGTCAAGAATCGGCGGCATCATTTCCGTGGCGACCAACGGGACGCGTCTCGACGCCAAGGGCTCTTTCTCCTGGAACCTGGGGATTCCGGTCCGGGAGAACATCATCGGGCAGGACCGCGCCCACGGCTACAAGGAGACGCCACAAACGCCGTTCATCGAGGGCGAGGTCTCCGTTACCGCGGCGCTCGACGTCGTGGCGCTCCTCGAGCTCCAGGACGCGACGGTCTCGCTCGACCTGCCCAACGGGAAAACCGTCGTCCTGAACGACGCTTTTGCGGCAATGGAGGGGACGGGCCAGACCGAGGAGGGTAACCTCCCGGTTCGCTTCGAGGGCTCGTCGGCCGACTACGTTTGACCGCGGCGCTCCTCGAGTTCCTGGCGGACGCCCTCTCCTCGATCCCCGAGGACGATGGGCCGCTCCGCGAAATGCAGTCGCGAGAGGGCGGCGAAATGAACGACCTGGAAGCCTACGGAGACGGGACTGTCTCCGACCCCTTGAGCGGACCCCAAACGGTCGAGCTCCGCGACGGCCTCGAGTGGGGCAAGGAGAAGCTCGAGAAGCTCGAGCTCGCGCCGCTCAAGGCGAAGCATCTCCGGGGGTTTGACGGATCCCAGGGAATGACGACCGACCTCCTCCTGGGCCTCGCCGGCCAGCTCTCGGGGAAACAGGACCGCGCGCTGGACCTGCTCTCCATGCACGACCTCTCTCTCCTCCTGGGGACGATCGTGCGCATGCTCTGGCCCGTTGGAAACCTGCCCAAGCCGAAGGCCGGCGAGGCGGTTGCCGAAGCGCCTGAGACCCCCTGGGCTCTCGAGCTCGAGACGGAGATCACCAAGGGGTCGGACACGATAACGCGGCTCGAGTTCCGCGCCTTGCGGACCGGCGACGTGCGCAAGCTCAACCTCGACCATATCCCGATCGGCTCCCTTATCCCGATGATCGAGAAGCTTACCGGGGCCAACCGCCGGCTCGTCGACGAGCTCGAGGGCGTCGACCTCTTCCGCGCGCTCGAGGCGATCACGCTTTTTTTTCTCGATTTCCACCGGGCTACGACCGCGCCCTAGCGGTCCTGGCGGTCAAGTTCCGATGGTCGCCGGGCGACCTCCTGAGCCTGAGCGCCGAGGACTTGGAATTCTGGTTGGAGATCGCGAAGATAGGGACGAACATCCTCAAGGAGGGCAACAACGCCCTCGGATAGGAAACCCCTCCCGTGGCCTTCAAAACCTTCCCGCTATCGATCCCGATTCGAGCGACTGACGGCGTTACCGGCGTCCTCGACAAAATCTCGGGCAAGTTCGGGAAGTTCGGGACAAAGCTTCGCAACGTAGGGAAGGGCCTCACGCTCGGCGTAACGGCCCCCCTCGTCGCCTTCGGCGCGCTATCGATCGGAGCCTCGGTTTCCTTCGACAAGGCAATGAACCGCGTCCAAGCGAAGCTTGGCGAGACGGTCGGAGGGGTTTCGGTTCTCCGAGAGCAGGCGAAGAAGCTCGGAGCGGACACGGAGTTCTCGGCAACGCAGGCGGCCGAGGGAATGGCGTTCCTCGCGCAGGCCGGATTCGACACCGAGGAGACGTTCAAGGCGATCCCGACCGTTCTCACGCTCGCCGCCGCCGCCGAGCTCGACTTGGCCACGGCCGCCGACTTGGCGACCAACGTCCTGACCGGCTTCGGGAAAACCGTCGACGACCTCCCGGGCGTCGTGGACAAGCTTGCGAGCGCCACGGTCCGAGGCAACACGAACCTCGTCCAGTTGGCGAACGGGATGAAGTTCGCAGGCCCGACCGCGAAGGCTCTCGGGCAGGAATTCACGGGAACGATTGCCCTCCTCGACAAGCTCGCCGACGCGGGGTTCCAAGGCGAGCTCGGCGGCAACGCGCTAAAGCGCGGCATGCTCTCGCTGATCCAGCCCTCGCGGTCTGCGCGCAACGCGTTCGAGAAGCTTAAGATTTCGAGCCGGCAGATATTCACCGAGGAGGGCCAGCTCCGGAAGTTCGCCGATATCCTCGCGTTGCTCGAGAAGCGTGGCGCGAGCGGCATTCAAATCTTCGAAATCTTCGGAGCTCGCGCCGGCCCTGGAATGGCGGCGCTCTTGGGCATTGGAACGAAAGAAATCCGAGCGCTCTCCGCCGCCATCGACGGGGACCTGAACCGCGCGACCAAGATCCAGAACATTCAAATGCAGGGCACCGTCGGCCAGCTCGCGCGCCTGCGGTCGAAGTTCGAGGCCCTGCTTATCACGATCGGCGAGGCGGGCCTGATTGACGCATTCTCGTCCCTTGTCGAGAAGCTCTCCAGCGTGATCGACACGGTAAAAGGCGCCGACCCGCGGCTCCTCCGTATGGGTCTCCTCTTCGCGGGCATCGCCGCCGCCGCCGGCCCGCTCCTGATCGTCCTCGGATCGCTCGCCTCGGGTCTCGGCGGGCTCGTGACGGTGGGCGGCGTCCTAATGCCGATTCTAACCGGCTTTACGACCTGGATCGTTGCCACGGCAATCCCCGCGATCGGAGGCTTTATCGTGGCGATGGGGGTTGCCCTGGGACCGATCGGCCTGGCGATTGTCGCGGTCTCGGCCCTCGTGGCCGCCGGGGTGTTCCTCGTGAAGAATTGGGACACGATCAAAAAGACCGCGCGCCAGGTTTGGGGCGGAATCCTGCTCGCGATGAAAAATCCGGTTACGGCGATCAAGGCGCTGATCTCCAGCGTGATCGAGCTCGTTCCTGATTGGCTCCTCAACTTCTTCGGAGGGGGGAGCAACTCCGTCGCGGCACTCGAGTCCGCGGCGACGGGGCCCCAGCCGAGCGAGGAAGCCCTGCGCGCCGCCGGCGCCGGAACGGTATCCAAAAGCGAATCGGTCACGACGAACGAATCTAAGGTGACGATCGACGTAAACGCCCCGCCAGGGACTCGAGTAGAGACCGATGGCGGCGCCATTCCCATCGATGTCGATACGGGCGTGACAATGCTCGCGCCGGGATAGGACCCTATGACCTGGAGAGACGAGCTTCGGAATGCGAGCTACGGCGGCGCGGCCTTCGGCGTCCGGAACCATGGCCGCTCCGGCGGCCGGCGCCTGGGCATCCACACGTTCGTCCTGCGCGACACGCCGTTCGTCGAGGAGCTCGGCCGCCAGGTCCGGCGCTTCTCGATCGAGGGATATATCGTCGGGGACGACTACATCCGCAACCGCAACCGCCTCCTCGACCGCCTCGAGGGCCCCTCTCCGGGCTTCCCGTTCAGGCCCGGCCGAACCCTGATCCACCCGACCTATGGCGCCCTGCGCGTCGTCTGCGAGGGCTACGCCGTCCGCGAGACCTCGGGAGAGGGCCGCATGGCCCGCTTTACGATGAATTTCGTCGAGGCGGGCCAGATCAAGAACCCCCTGGCCCGCGGGACCCTCGTCGGAGCGCTCGACCGCGCCGCCGCCGCTTCGGACATTGCCGCCGGCGAACAGGTCGTCGACAGTCTGAAATCGACCGGGGTCCCCGAGGCGGTGCGCGAGGCGTCGGCGAACAAACTCCGCGAGCTCGCGAACCGGATGAACGCCCTCGACATCTTCTCGGGCCCCTTCGCCGACGTCGCGGCACTCCAGGACGGCATAACGCAGCTACTCGCGACGGCCTCGACCTTGGCGACCGCTCCCGCCTCTCTCGTGACGAGCGTCCAGACAACCCTCGGCAGGGTCCTCGCCGCGGCCGGCAATGCCGCCGCCGCCCTCTTCGCGTACGAATCGCTTTTTGACATCGCCCCGACCCTCGTCGGGGGCGCTGGAGCGAACGACCTTGCCGCCGACGCAAACTCGACGCTCGTCTCCAGCCTGATCGGGCAGGCCGCAGTCGGCGGCGCCGGACGCTCCGCCGCCCGCGCCAACTTTACGACCCAGGAGGACGCCGCCTCCGCCCGCTCCCGCCTATCGTCCAGGATGGACGGCCTCGCGGACGGCCTCTCCGACGACGCGTTCCAGGCGCTCGAGGAGGTCCGAGGGGCCGTGACAAGCGCGGTTCCGCCCCCGGATGTCGACCTCCCGCGACTGAGAACGGAAACCCTCCAGACCGCCCTCCCCGCCCTCGTCCTGGGCTTTGACCTTTACGGCGTGAATACCCGCGACGACGAGATAGTCGCCCGCAACCGGATTCGACATCCGTTGCGGATTCCGGGCTATCAGGCTCTCGAGGTTCTGAGCTCTTGACCGACCTAAACGCAACCCCAGCCAACGCCGACGAGGTACGCCTGCTCGTCGACGGAATGGAATTCACGGGATGGACGACGATCCGAATCATCCGCCAGCTCGAGAGCGCGTCGGGAAGCTTCCGCGTCGAAGGCGCGCACCGGATTCCCTGGCCCCTCCTGCCCGGCGCCCCGGTCGAGGTTGTCGTGGCCAACGCACACCGCCAGGACACGATCCTTTCTGGCCATATTGACGACCTGACCGCCTCGGGCAGAACGGAGCGGCGCGAGGTCACAATCGCCGGACGTGACAAAACGGCCGACCTCGTCGACTGTTCCGAGACGACGGACCCGGGGGAGTGGACCGGCCTCACGCTTCGCGAGCTCGTGCTCGAGATCCTCCGCCCCTTTGGGATTGAGCTCCGAACTGAGCTCACGTCTCAAGGCGAGCCCTTCCCAACGTTCAAGATCCAGACCGGCGAGAAGGCCTGGAACGCGATCGAGCGCGCCTGCCGGATGCGCGCGACGCTCGCCTTTGCGGACGGGGATGGCGCCCTCGTCCTGGCGAAGCCCGCCTCGCGCTTCTCGAATGTCGCCCTAGTCGAGGGCTCCAATATCACGGAATGGACCGTGAAACTATCCCTCCGCCAACGCTTCCAGACCTACATAGTTCGGGGGCAGGGCCGCGGCTCCGACGCCGGGTGGGGCGAGGCGGTCGCGCAAATCGAAGGCATAGCGACCGATCCCCAGGTCGCGCGCTTCCGGCCGCTGATCGTCCTCTCGGAGGGTACGGCGTCCTTTGACAATGCTCGAGACCGCGCGCAATGGGAGGCCGCGTTCCGCGCCGCCCGCGCGCACACGATCGACGTCGAGCTCCCCAATTGGCGCGAAGGCGGCCCGGAGACCGACCTTTGGGCGGTCAACACGGAGCTCCAGGTCGTGATCCCGTCCGAGCAGGTCGACGCGAAGTTCCTGACCCGCGAGGTCGCGTTTACGCGCACGGCCGCGGACGGAAATAAATGCACAATCAACCTAACGCGCCCCGACGCCTACACCCCAAAGCCCGAGGTCGAGGCGGGCGGCGACCCCTTCGACGCGTTGTTCGATCAAACGCTAGTCGAGGGCCTCGACCTCGACGACGAGGAGGGCCTATAGCATGTCCGGGTTTATTCAGATCGCGCAAAAGCTTCTCGAGCCCATCCTCTCGCGCGTGAATCTCGTAATTGCGCGCGGCGTCGTGAAGCTCGTCGACGACACGCCAAGGATGCAGGAGCTCCAGGTTACGCTCCTCAAGGGGGAGGTAATGAACAAGGTCGAGAGGTTCCAGCCGCTCGGCCTCTCGAGCGTTCCCCTCGCCGACGCCGAGGTCGTTGTCGCCTGCGTCGGCGGGCTCCGCGAACACCCCCTCGCGATTGTTGTCGACGATCGGAATTATCGCCCGACCGGCGGAGCTCCAGGCGAGGTAACGCTTTATCACCCGACCGCCGGCCAACGGATCGTCCTCAAGGCGAGCGGAGACATCGAGATCACGACAACCGGCGGCAAGGTCACGGTCGCCGGGGACCTTGAGGTATCCGGCGACGTGACCGCGAGCGGCGACGTGAAAGACGCCGGCGGAACATTGCAGGGCTTCCGAGACGTTTACAACGTCCACACGCACAAGGAAACGGGCGCGGGCGGCGGCACAACCCTCCCGACAACCTCGACGGTTTAGCAATGACGGACCTCCAAACAACAATCGAGAGCGGAACCGGCGACCTCGTCCTTGCCGGCGGCGACCTTGCGACGGACCCCACACTTTCGACCGCCTGTTTTATCTCCCTCTTTTCCGATGGCCGTGCGCCGATCGACGAGCCCTCGTTGCTCTCGCCCGATGCGAGCGACCTGCGTGGATGGTGGGGGGCCCGCTTGTTGCCGGCCGACGCCGACGACAATTTCGGTTCCCTGCTCTGGCTCCTCGAGCGCCAAAAGATAACGCAAGAGGTTATCAACCGCGCCCGGGAGGTCACCGAGGACGCCCTGGAGTGGCTCGTCGAGGACGGCATTGCGGAGGAGGTTGCCGCCACGGTTTCGCGCCTGGACTTCGACCGGCTCCTGATTCAGGTCGAGATCGTGCGCGGGACGGCCACGGAATTCTCGGAGGTTTGGGACGGAATCCTCGACGCCCGGTTCGAGACTGGACCGGGGCGCGTGAAACTCCTGTTTCGATAGGGCAACATGGGGACGCTATGGCATTCGATCGACCGACCCTTTCCGAGCTCGCCGCCAGGATGGAGGCGGACATCCGGACGCGCCTCAACCTCGGGCCCTTGCTTCGTCGCTCCAACCTCGCGATTCTCTCTCGAGTGTTCGCCGGCGCCGCCCACGGCGAACACGGGCATTTAGCCTACATCTCGAAACAGATCATTCCCTCGACTGCCGAGGCGGAGTTCCTCGAGCTCCACGCCGACGAGCGGGGGATCCAGCGCAAGGCCGCCGCGTTCGCCACGGGATCGACGACGTTCACGGGAACCGACGCCACGGTGATCCCCCAGGGAACGGCCGTCCAGCGACCCGACGGGACCCGGTACAAAACCGACGCGCTGGCGACGATAGCGACGGGCACCGCGCTCGTCGCGGTCACGGCGGAGATCGCGGCCCTTGCCGGCAACGCCGACGCCGCCACGATACTGAGCCTCGTTGCCCCGATTGCGGGCATCAACACCGCGACGACGGTCGACTCGAGCGCCCTCGTCGGCGGCACCGATAAGGAATCCGACGCCGACCTCCTCGCACGCCTGCGCGCCCTAGTTCAGGCCCCGCCGAACGGGGGGTCCCAAAGCGACTACGAGATATGGGCGCTCGAGGTCGCCGGCGTGACGCGCGCGTTTACGCTCCCCGGGCATCTCGGTTTGGGCACGGTGGGGATAATGTTCACGGTCGACGACGACCCGGGCGGCCCGATACCGTCCGCCGCGCAGGTCGCGCTCGTGCAGGCCCGCGTCGACGACACGACGCGCAGGGACTCGAGGCCCGTCACCGCGGCCGTAACCGCGCTCGCGCCCGTTGCCGTTCCTTTGGCGTTCTCGATCGCCCTCACGCCCAACACCGCGGCCGTGCAGGCGGCGGTTACCGCCAACCTGACGGACCTTCTTTTTCGTCTCGCGAAGCCCGGCGGGACGATCACGGTCTCGCAAGTCCGCGAGGCGATCTCGACGTCCGTCGGCGAGACGTCGCACGCGCTTACCGCCCCTGCCGCCGACGTGACGGTCCTGGCGGGAGAGCTCACAACCCTGGGAACGATTACCTTTTCCTGATGGCCGTCGTATTCGCACAAGGTCGCGCCCAATTGGCGCTCTCCGGGGGAACCCAAACGTTCTCGGCCGATCTCGGCGGCGTGAGTCCAAAGCTCGCAATCTTCCGTCTCTCGGGGACGGACGTCAACGGCACCCCGCAACCGCACGCGACGTTCGCCTTCGGGGCAACCGACGGGACGACCGACGCCAACCTTGCCGCATCGGCGCAGGACAATAGCGCCGTATCGGCCGAGTTCAACGCCGCCCAATTCGGAGCTCCCGGAAACGTCGACAACACGAACGGCCAGGCCGTCCGATCGCACGACAACGCAACCCCGTTCAGCTACGCAACCGGCGGCCCCGAGTTCTACTTCGACGCGTTTCTCGCCAACGCCGTCCGAATGACGATCGATCGGTTTCCGTCGTCGGCGGTTTGGGTCGACTTCATTCTGATCGGCGGCCCCGAGTTCGAGGTTGACATCCAGAACATAGACCCCGGCGGCGCCGTGGGCTCGAGCACGAACCACACCGCCCTCGGCGAGCCGGCCGACGCGGTGATTTGTTGGTCGGCGCAAATGACCATCCCCTCGACGAGCGATGCTCTCGCCCACATTTACGAGGGCTTCTGGAGCCGCTCCGCGCATTCGCAGGGGCCGGGTTGCCACGTCGCGACGACGTGGCACACGGAGGTCGGGGTCCTGACGCACTCTCGAGCGGACGTCCGCGACGACTCAATCTCGAGCGACCTGTTTTGGGGCGGAACCGGCATCCCCCCCCGCCAGCGCTTCGGCATCTCGGAACACGCGCTAGGCTTCACAATCGACCGGATCGACGAGGTTTCCACGGCGCTACAGTCGATCTTTATCGCGATGTCTTTTGGAGGCGACAAGGTCGCGTTTGCCGGAACCTTCCAGACCCCGACCGCCGCCGCCCCGACGACACAGGACATCGAAACGCCCCAGCTCACGGCCGAGCTCGTCATGGGATCGATGTCGCGACGGACCTCCCTAAATGCAACGCTCGCAACGAGCCCCAACATTGGCGACTCGGACTCGAGCGTACACGCAGCTTTCTCCGGAGTCCCCGGCGAAACGTCAGGAGCGACCGTTACCGTTCAATTCGAGCACGGCATCGCGCCGCCAACGAACGCGAGCGTTCTCGCGGACGACCGCCTCGTCAACCTGCCCAATCCCGACGGA